CGTTTTACCATACCTGTCATCCTAGCAGTACCCTTAAACTGAGTATACTGTACTTGTAAAATATGTCCAGCAAAATGGTTTGCAGTTATAACTCCACTTTCTTTTTTTATAACTTCAGTTCCATCAATTGTTAAACTTGCATTTGGCATATCATCCTGTTAGATTTAAAGTACCATTAGTACCAATTACAAGATTGGCAGTAACACTTAAATTGCCAACAACATTTAATGCACCTTCTACATTAATGTTTGGAACTGTGATAGGTCCACTAAGCATAGCAGAATAGGCAGATGGTATTTCAACATCATCTGTAAATGTTTTAGTATTGATACCAACGATCACAGATTTTTGTTTAGCGTTACTTCTTGATGGCATTATGCAGTTTTAATTGGATTATTTAATGTATTTGAATTATTTTTTTATATTTATCTCACGATGGTTTTTACCTAAAAATTACTATCTGCACAGTATCAATATCTTGAATGACTATGTTACTACCAAGGGTTGCAGGACATGCAATTTTCACACTAGTTGTACCTATTACATTAGTATCATGTCCATGAGGCGATGAGTAATAGGAAGTAACATTACCTATGCTACTACCTAACACTACATAATTAGTATCCGGCATTGGTGTGATAAAATGTATGGTGTAGGTGCCTGTGGTGTTGCGAACTACTTTACTTACATTACCTGATGATCTTATTGCACAATGATTTTCTCCACCTACACTTATATAACTAGTTCCATTGAAGTTTACGAATGCCCTACATCCAAACATGGGTAGTGCGGTATTATCTGCATTAGATGTTGCACCATTTGAAGCACTAGTATCCAATGTAGTAAAACTTTTTGCTAATACAGTATTAGCGATCACAGGTGTATTAGTTCCTGTTTGTGTTAATACTGTTTGTGAATTTAAAACTAGAGTTCCCACAAATTATCCTATTATATTCATTTGACCGTTAGCACCAATTGTTAGATTACCAGTAATATTTATTTCAGATACTATATTTAAATTACCATTTACAGTAACATTTGGAACAGTTGTAGGTCCTATTAACAATTGAGAATATCCTGTTTCTGCAACAACATCTTTATCAATAACTATTTCATTACTTGGACGCAATCCTTCTGAATCAAATCCTTTAACAATTGATAGATTTCCCATTTTTAGTAATCTTTCATATGATGTTGTTCGGGTACATCAGGCCAAGGCACGTTTATTAAATTACCTTGTTCATCTAATTTGGGTACATCATCTGTCATGTTAACACATACAAATGGTAAATCTCTTAGTGCTTGCATATAATTTTTCCATATAGGTGGTACTTCAACTCCTTGACTGTATGCCTTTAAAGTTACCCAATCTGTTTCTGCTAATCTGCGATTGCGTTCTATTCGTAATAATCGCATTGGTTCTGTTGTTTCTAGTTCCTGCATTTTTGCTGAAACTACTGACCACTCGAAGAATCTATTTTGATTTGTTAGGTCACGATAGGTGCGTAAATAATGTTCTTCTGTGGTCACATCTGCGTCTACACAAAATTCTGATGTAATTCCTAATTCGTTGAGTGCTTGAATAATCACGATTGGATTTCCATTAATGTAATTGAACTTGAAGAACGAGAAGCATTACTACTAGTCCTGTTTATGTATAAAGTTCCACCGTCTGCTTTTCCGTATAATTCAACTGTTAATGTCCCACTAGAAAAAGATGCTGGTGTATATAAAACTGAATTTGAAAAACAATACAACTCATTACCACCACCTTGTACTCGTCCCATTAGTCCATCAACACCTTCTGTACCAATTACTGCATTTGAGTTTGTTGTATCAACTAGTCGAAAGTTAAAATACTGACTAATATTATCTTGGCAATAAATGCTTAATATAATTAGTATTTTATTGCCAGTTGTGCAATTGTTGATTGTTGCAGTGATTGCTGTTGAAAATGCACCAAAAGAAGTAGATACCCTAGTAGGTTGCGTATTAAAGTTGTTTTGTGCTACACGCAAAACATGCCCAGCAGGGAATACAACATTATCTGCAATACTTGCTATTCCACTAGTTTCTGTAAAGACCGTGGTATCGTTGAGTTTAAGGATTGCCATTATTCAGGTACCTTCGGCCAAGTTATGTTTGTTGACTTAGACTTGCTACTGTTTTTTGACTCCAATGTAATGTTACTAAGTTTTATGCCACTAATCATTGCTGAATTTCCTGTGCTAAAAAAGTAGATTTTACGCCTGCTTCTACCCGTATCCAATTACCTGAGTTATGTTTTCTACCACCTAAGTAATAAGTATGGGAAGTTGAAGTAAAATCGGTGTCAATAAATAAAATGTTCGCTAGAGTGCTAAATTTAGAACCCGATGATGAAGTTCCTTGATAGTTCTGGAAAGCATCACCATCAGTTGCATATAAAAAAGAAGTATCTCTAAAAATTCCTAATCCGCCCATCGCAATACTTGATGATCCATATGCTTCGATTCCAACACAAAAATGTAAAAGTACAGCATTACCAACTGTTAAGTTATCAATAGTAACGTAATGTACTTTTGAGTTGGAGTCATTATGAACATGAAATGCTGTTAGATTAGAATCACTAACATCTTGACTTTGTGTTTGAACAAGTCGGAATTTTGTCTGTATGATATGGCCAGGAGGTAATTTTATTGGTAAACCACCAGCAGTTGATTCATCATGAATTCGTATTTCACCAGTGGGAACTCTACCCGCAGAGTTATCAGTAACTAAAGAGATTACTCCTTTTTTACCTGTGTATGTTGAATGTTCTGCTACTGAACCACGTAAGTTCTGTATGATGTTTCCCATAACTCTATTTTATATTAATTAAATACTACTATTTTATTCTGTATTTATCAAAGGTGATGATAAATTAAAAAAGCAAATATCAAAGGAACAGTCAATATAGAAATCAATAATAATAAAAAATGTAAACTGAATAACTCTTCTTTGGTGAACAAACTTTTTAATAATATACAATCTTCATATAGTTTATCTTTTAGATTCATTTAATCGTTATCATCTGTAAAATAAAAACCAGTAAAAATAATTGTAGCATTTGTTGTCGCAAAAAGATGTGCTGTTTGATGACTGCCCCCATCAGTATTATCGTAATAAATACCAACTTGATCTCTAGGATCTTGTGTCCTTACTAACCCATACATTTGATAACTTGCGGTATATCCGTTTAAACTGGCAAAATAAAACTGAATATTACCTTGATTCCATTGTGCGTCATTTGCTGACTGCAATGATGCGAGAAAAGGTAATCCATCAAACCCTATTTCATTACCACTCGCCTTCCCACTAGCATATGTACCTCCGTTGGAAGCATTTCTCATTATTTGACCAGTGATGAAAACAATCTTCCCCATTTTTTGATAAAAACCTTCTTGAATACTGTAGGTATTATCAGCAAAGACTGGTCCTGTTTCTCCTACTTTTACTAATTGTGGGGTAAAGGTTCCTGTTTTGAAAGTAGGATTAGAAACTGTAGGACTAGGTAAAGTAATTCCACTTTCAACCTGCACAGTATTTTTTAATATAGGTTCAGCACTACCTGTCTGAGTTAGTACCGTTTTATTTCCTAATGATAATATTGCCATACTACACTATTGTCCAAGTTGAGCCAGCAGGTATTACTACTGTTGCATTGTTTGCAATTGCAATTGGTCCTGCAGACATTGCGTTTTTACCAGTTGTGATTGTATAATCATCTGTAATTGTTGTATCATTTTCAAAAAATATTGCATTGTTTCCACCACCTTTAGGAACACTTTCTGCGGCTGGACTAAAAGAAAATGTATTATTTGCACCAGCAGTTAGAACTGTCCCAATAGTAACACTTGTCGCATTTACATCTTGTAAATCATCTAATAATTGACTTCCACCAAAAGCAATACCACCAACAGTTTGACCATCATGTAAACGTATAATACCAGTTACAGTTCTATTGGCAGTATTATCACAGATTAAAGTAATCTCACCGTTTTCACCAGTGAAACTGCTATGTTCTGCTACTGTTCCTTTTGCAAATTTAATAACTTCTGGCATTTAGTTGATACTTAATTATGTTTTTTGATTTATTACTTTTATTTATCTAGCTGAATTAAAATTTATGGATTGTGAAGCAAATGCCATGTAGATGTAAACCACAGTATTGTCATTATTTTCAGTATTATTACCACCACTTCTTATTTTAATTCCATTGGAAACAAGGTCAATATCTAAATAATCGTTTGAACCAATAGCAACGTCTGCACCTCTTCTACCTTCTGCAAAACTTCTATTTGCCCAAAGGGTATTTCCTCCACCTGAAGTGTTAAATGCGCTTCTTGTGGAATCTACCATCATCCAACTACTATAGCTCCCTCCATTACTAGTATTCTTAATCATTACCCAAGCTGGACGGAATCCAGTGTAAATAAAGGGCCCATCGGTAGAACCATTACCGGTATAACTTCCGAATGCAGAGTAGCCGGGAACTGAGTGCCAGCAATATGCAATCATATTATCGCCAGAGCCATTACTAGGATTTAAATTAGTTCCAACAAATTTTATTGTATTACTTGTAAGTTGTGTCTCTTCACCAGTATTTGTTCCAAAGGGATTAGTTAAATTTAAATAAAGATATTGTTGCTCATTGGATACTGCGGGTATTGTGTTAGGATTAAGTTTAACTAACCAATTAACTGAATCAGATGTATTTTTTAGTAATACAAAATCTGGTGTTTTGGTTAACCCGTGGGGAATTGTAGCATTATTAGTATTGTTCCCAACCCATTTAATTATACTAAAACCTGCGGTTGTATTTACACTCATTCTAGTAGGTGTTATAGTTGCACTTGCTGCATTTTTTAAAGCTGCAGTTGTTGTTGCAGTTTCATCAACCATTGCCACACCATCACTTGCGGGTTGACCTCCAGCACGCCAGAACCAACCAATATAATGTCCCGAACTAGTCCAGTTTGTCCTACCACTAGAACCACTTGCAAAATTAACTTTATTATTAGTTACTGAACTTACATGACCATTTTCATCTGTACCTTCCGCATTTGTATTATTAGTATACAAAATATTTTTACCAAAACCTCTAACAGAATCAAAAAGTACATGATTGTGTGCATTTGCCATACTCTTAACCCAGACTAGATCTGGATTAAATGCTATAGTATTTCTTGCACTATTGCCATCGTTATCTTCATCAACTGTATAATTGTCTGGTATTGAAGCTGTTGATGAATAGATACCCCACCTAAGTGCTATAAAATGTTTATTTGGAGAATCACTTTGAGCAATACTAATTGCGGGTTCTGGTATATTTTGTGTACAAAGTGAAAGTGCTCCAGTAGGTGGCTGATATAAAAATCTTCCTAATCCTCTTACATCAGTGTATATGTCTGCTGGAGTTTCGGTTCCAATAAAAGTTGGGTCTTGACCAAAGTTAAAAGTTTTATTACAAGCAGGCCATGTTGTATTAACATTGTATCCTACAGCATATTCTAAATCTAAAGGACTCCAATTGGTTATTGTGAGCTTATGTACACCATTTTTAAAAATACTTATAATACCATTACCAATATCTACTAAATATCCAAGCACATCTCCACTTGTAGTTGCTGTCTCTGAAACACTTCCAAGAGATGTATTAGAATTATTTGTACTGATAGAAATTCCACCACCGTATGATGTAATATATATACTATTAGTACTAATTTGATTGGAAATATTAAATTCAGAATTGTTAGGAAACAGCGCCAATGCATGATCATCAGTTGTATCATTTGTTCTTACTTCTACGTAATATTTGCCTGTTTTGGGTATTAACAAATTAGAAAAACTTCCAGTATTATTTCCACCACCACTAAGTTTTAAATTTCCTTCTGATAATGCTCCCCCTCTTAACATAAGAGGATTCAAAGTTGCAAAATTATTTGCTGGATTATCTGGTACAATTCTATCTGATATTGCCATATTTTAAAAACCTGATGCTGTCCAATACTTTTGAGTTGAAGTCCATTGAGAATTATATTTGTGTTTCACTTGAGTCCCATCAATATCACTAAAATCTAAATAAAATCCATTGTGAGGTCTTGATTCATTTGTACCGTATGCGAGATCTCCATCGCTGTGTGTAGGAATTTTTGGTAAATAAACTCTATTAGTACTATGTAGTAGCTCATATACAGCAGGATTATTTCCGTCAAAGAAATGTACATCTGTTATATAACCATCAAAATATGATTCAGGTGTATAAACTGAAGTAGTTGCTCTGGCTCCAATGTAATGACGAATGTTTCTGTTTATGTTAGGATTTATACTTGTAGTAAATGCTGGACCATAAGCATTACTATTATTATCTGCATATATTGCTGTGAAATCATTAACCTCAACAGTGACTAATGGATATGGATCATTATCAGTTCCATGATCTACAAGTAAATATACATGATACCAAGAACCCACATCTTTATATTTTGCTGTGCTTGTCCAAGTGTAAGCAGTTCCTCCTGTTACTATTTGATATTCTATAGAGTTATTTCTAAACCTTAAAACATCTCTGTTATCAACATCATCGGTTGCACCAAAAATTGCAAGTTGATCAAGACTAGATAACTTAACAAAAGCAGAAAAAACAAAACATTTTCTTATTTGCGAGCCATTATTATCTGTAGTTCCGGCATTTTTTGTACCAAAGTCTAAGTATAGATAATCATTTGTGCCATCAAATAATACACTTTTATGAAGACTTCCTTGTTGTCTGATATTTACTGTTCTGTTAGTTGAAACTTGTGTAGCTCCAGGATCTGAGCTTGTGCTTTGTGCTTTTGCTGTAAAAGAATATGTTGTTAATGCACTATAAGTTTCTGGTAAAGGATTCACATTTGAAATAACACCGCTTGTTGCATTTATTGTTAATTGACTTGGAGCACCTGTCATTGTATATGTTACAGCATCTCCATCAGGGTCTACTGCTGTAGCTAATGATACGTTTACATAATTTCTAAAAACAGAAGATAAAGTTGCTAATACATCATCATTGTTAATTGACCATGTTGGTTTATTGTCAACATATATACAATCAAATTTAACTCCATAAGCAGTTCCATTTGTAACTTTTAGATCGTATGGTTCATGAGCTTGTAAAATATCAGAAGTGTTAAAAGTTGCTGTTAAGTGTGTTGTGTTACTATAACTAACACTAGCAGGAACAATATTTGTTGCTCCATTATTAGGAATTAATCTAACTGTAGCACCTGAATCAAACTCTAAACCAGTTATTTGTAATGTTTGTGTAGCACCTGCTTCGGCTGAACTATTTGCCAAATAATTTGGTGTAATTGTATCCACAATAGGACTATTACGATTTATTCTTACCCAAGTATTTGAAGATTCATAAATTTCATAATAGTTTTGAGTTGTGTTATAACGAATCATTCCCCCAAGTGCGGGTGACGGTCTTTGTGCTGTTGTACCCCTCGGAACAATAATTGCGTCAGTTTTGTCTCTTAAATCAACTGTGATATTTTCTAACTTTGCATTACCGTTTGATTCAGAAATAACTGAAGTACTTGTTGATGTTTCAACTGTAGTAGCATTGGATTTTAGTATTACAGATGAACCACCTGCTGAACCTCCACCTTCTCTAGAAGAAAAGTCTCCCATATCAATAATTGTTCTGAAATCACGTAATTCAGAAATCAAACCACCATCAACAAGGTCTTGATTCAATACTGATAAAGTATGACCAAAAGTAAATGTTCCATTACCATCAGTTGTTAAAACTTGATCTGATGTTCCATCTGCTATTCCTAAATCTGTTAGAGTGGAAGCACCATCACTTGCAGCATTAGCAAAAGAAAAGCTTCCAGAACCATCTGCAGTAAGAACTTGATTTGCAGTTGCACTAGAATCTACATCAGAAAGTTCTGATAATTTTGCTGCTGTATTTGCAAAAGAAAAATTACCTGAACCATCTGTTATTAATACCTGATTGGCTGTACCATCAGTAATACTTAAATCGGTAAGTGTGCTTGCTGCTGTAAATGTTAATGTTTTGGGATTGGCAGAAGCATTTGTAGTGATGGTAACACCAGAACCAACTAGTTCTAATATGTCTAAACCAGTCGCAACAAGGTCAGTCTGTCCAGAAACTTTCAATGTTTTGAAAGTTGAATTCATTTGTATTTTAACAGCACCTGAACCCAAATCTATTACATCAAAACCACTATCACTATCAAATCTAAAATCATTTACATTTGTTACTGTTGATAGAATAGCATTTGAACTATTTGTTTTTTTGACCGCAATTGGATCACTTGCTGCTGCAAAAAAGAAACTTCCATTTCCATGTGTAGTTAATACTTGTCCAACTGTTCCATCAGAAATACTCAAATCTGTTATGGAACTTATAACTTCTGATGCATTGTTTTGAAAGAAAAAATTACCGGAGCCATCTGCAGTAAGAACTTGGTTTGCAGTTGCAGTTGCTGTAATTCCGGTAATCATATCCAGAGTAATACCTGAATATGAATTTGCTGTTATAGTATTTGAAACTAAAGCGTTTGCAGAAAATGTATTAGCAGATTCAAGACTAGGAGGTAATAATATTTCTCCCTTTTCATTGATTATAGTACCAGATGCACCACGTAAAAGGCTATCTAAAAGAATCCCCGTATTGGCGTATCTTGGTTGTAATACATCAATTTTAAGTATGCTTGCCATTTAACTTTATACTACAGTAAGTGTACCATTGAGAGTGATAACACCATTAAGAGTCACTGGTCCAACTAGCATTGCGTTTTCTCCTGATGGTATTGTGATATCATTATTTATCTGATCAGGGGAGGCAAACATGGGGTGAGTGGCTTTGTCATTTTTTGCATTATGCATTGAGCTACGAAATCCTGGTGATATCGTTTCAACCATTACAATATCATCGGTGTGTCTTGCACCAATTACAATTATTTTATTTGTATAATCAATAGTGTAATCAACTTCGGAAAGTCTTAATCCATTAACGTAAACATTTATTCTATCACTAGGAGCAATAGAATTGCTTAATTGAAAATTTGTTTGACCTAGTGTTGCAGTGTATGTTTGCTTGACGTATGTTGAACGTGATAAATCAGTAATTTCACTTGTACCAAATAAATCAACAGTATCATTAGCTAACGGTGCGTCTGCAAATGTAACATGAGTACCTAAACTATCTACTGTATAATCTTGTGTTTCTTTTAATTTAATTCCATTTTGAAAAACAAGTACAGCACCACCTTCAAACTGAACACCAAAAGCAGTTCTTGAACCATCACCTGTATATGTACGATGGTCTTGTATCTTTTCTTGTGCTAATTGATTTCCTATAAGTGGCATGTTACCTTTAGTATTTTATACAGTATTGAACGTAAACATTTCTAGGACGTGTTTCATTTCCCCCTCTGTTACCTGTATCTACACCAGCAGAATAACTTTGGTACCGTGCTCCTCCACTACCTCCTGCATAACCGTTGTTTAGCTGAATCGGCAAATCATGGTTGTGCTCTTTAAACTCATCAGCCTGACTGGAACCCACAACATCCCCACCTGTCCTTGACGCAGCATCTGGATCGTCTCCATGTCCGTTGTCATGTCCTCGTAAAAACTGCCCTCGCAAATCTGGGAGCGTAAATGTGCTAGAACCATCTCCAACTCCCCATGTTGTACCCACAACTAAAAATAAATCACTATATGTAGTTCTAGATATTGCAGAACCATCACAAATAAGCCAACGATTTGTTGCTCTCCAATCACTAGCGGTTGTCATAGAAAAACTAGTTATCATACCTACCATAGAAGTTTCTGTTGGCATATCAAGACTTGAAACAGAACTATGTCCACTATGTGTAATATAGTTTTCTTTGTTTATCATTTTAGAAAGATTTCTTGCTGCGCTCATTCTTCCTCATCTGCAGGTTCTGGTTCATTGCCTTCTGCTAGCCATGCCAAGTATTCTTGGTAATCTGTGTTGGCGGGGTCTTCTGGAATATTAGCAAAATCTCTAAGCCTTAAAATTCCATTTAATGGTGTATTTGATATTGAATTATTTAATAATTTATACATTTTATAATTCCGCATTTAAGACGTATAAAAATCCATAAAGGTTTCCAGCTCCAGGCGCATTATATCCTGACAATTTACGATCACTACGGTAAATTCCACTTAATGAAGTGGAACTTTCAGAGCGATTCATTGCTCCAGCAGTAAACACATTATATCTGTTTAGAGTTCCCTCCAATGTGTAATAATACAATGTTGGCTGGGCTCGCATCACTGGAGAGATTTCAACGGTAAATGGTAAATTTTGATTTGTGCTTGAATCACAAACCCCATTGCTAAAATGAATTCCTCTATAATGTGCGGAAATATCTGTGCCAGGAACAGTTTCCGTGTCATAACTTTTCTGATAATACCTTTGACATAAACTTAGTTCCATTCCTATTGGTCTATGTTCAAACGGTGTGGCCACAGTGCCTTCTTCAAGCTGGACTTGTGCGATAAACATATCAAAAGCAGATGTATGAGTAGAAGGAGAAAGAATTTCTAAAGCCAAATAACTCGCATTACTCGCACCTAAAGTAGCACCTGTCAATGATGGAATATTTAATTGAAATGTAAATTTTTTCCAAGATGTTGTAATCTCTCCAATATTTACAGTATTATTAGTTCCTCCTGTTCCACCTGTCACTTGTCTATATCGAATTTGTAATGTATTAGCAGGTATAGTTGCACTAGCATAAAGATATAATGATAAAGTTGCCGTTCTACCTGCTAATGTTCGTACATCTTCAATATATTGTCCAAAGGCCATATTTCCAGAAGGATTTGTATTTACTGCCCATCTGAAAAAATAATTTGGTTCGCCAGGAACATCAGTTTGACCTGGTGTAAATTGTTGACGATTTATAAAACCAGTAAAAGCATCTCCAGCAAATCTCCACCTATCAGCAGTGTACATATTTGTAGAATTTGATATAGTAATATTTGTCCCTCTTTGCCAGACATCAAAGTTACCGTTTATAATCTTGTTTCTAAACATTTGAAGATTACTAGCATATCCTGCTAATTCTGCAGCTTGTGTCATTATTCAGGTACCTCTGGCCAAGTTACGTTGATTAGATTGCTCCGTTCATCTAATGCTACATTAGGTGAATTTGCAGGTAAATCTCTTAGTTCATTCCTGTATGCAGTTTGTTCTGCAGTCATGGTTCTATCTGAAACTGCCCACCAATCTGTTTCTGTTAATTTTTGATTACGTTCTTGTCTAAGTATACGCATCGGTTCTTGTTCTAGGAAAAACTGTGCTTTTTGTTCTATAGTTGATAATTTTATTGTATTGTGTTGATAATTAAGTATACCATTGGTTACTCTCCAATTTGTAATACCTAACTCCATACACGCTTTTCCATAAAATCTTGATATATCGGAAGTCATCTTTGTCTTCCTGTGTTTGTATAAATTTGTGGACTTAGAGAACCTTGTAACTCATAAACAAATAATACACTTAGTGCTCTTCCACTATCTGGATAGTGTGATGAACCATCTCCTGGTAAATTATAATTAAAAATTTCTCCTCCACTACCATTAGATGTTTCTGTTTCTGTAAAAACATGGTAAATAATTTCATTTGTAGTGTTATATGTATTGTCTACTCCAAATAAGCCAAAATCTTGTATTGCTGCACCACCAGGTACAGAAGAATTATCACTTGACCAATGCGTACCAGGTCTAACATAACTACCTTCAGCACCCCCACTTTGAGCACCTATCCTAGTATCTGAATCACTGAAAGATTGTGTAGATAATCTTCTTGTAAGGCCTACACCAATATCATTATTTTTTCCTAACCATACATTACCCTGAACAAGCATAGTATTGTTTGCTGATTTTGGTGTAATTTTAACAAATAAATTACTTAGAGGTACAGCAAGACTTTCCCTCTCTTGATACCAATCTTCCTGTGTATCGTCAGTACAATACTGCACTTGAACTATATGTCCAGCAGGAAATACAATACCACTACCTAATGTTCCTGTTATATCCGAACTTAATACAGGTTCGTCAGTACCTGATTGAGTAAATACGGTTTTTCCACCAATTGTAAGAGTTGCCATTATGCTGATATTTCCATTACAGTTATAGTAGAAACATGCCGGTGATCATATGTGTTAGTATCTCTATCTGTCTTTGACTTATTAATATATAAGTATTCACCAGCACTTTGATTATCATATCGATACGATGCTTTTATTTTATAAGTTCTGGAACTAGTATTGCCTACAGGTATCAATAATTGCCCTGTGCATAAAGCGTTTATTCCATCTGATGAAGCGTTATTATCCATAGTAAAGTCTAGAAATCCTCTAGCTCTATTTGATGCAGCGTCTGCTAAACCTAATTCAGTGTTATCCTGGAATAATCCTATATGTCCAACCCAAAAACCACTTGCAGCATGTATATTACACATTATTAAAACTTTATTTCCTGCAAATTTAGGAGTTAATGTAACTGCTAATCCTGGTACATCTACATAACTGGTACTTTGTGTTTCAAATGTATCTGTTTTTAGAGCCTGTTGAACATCAACTATCATACCATTCGGTAATCCAGCGCCTACTTGGGGTCTATTGTTACTTGATTGTGTAAACAGTTCATAGCTATTAAGCTTCAGTATTGCCATTATACCGGTTCTTTCGGCCAAGTTATGTTAATTAAATTACCATCATCATCAAGTTGTGGTTCTACAGTTGATGGAAGATCCCTCAATGCTTGTCTGTAAGTTTTCCATTCAGTAAGTTCTGTGCCCTGCTCTAATCCTTTTGTGATAATCCAATCTGTTTCTGCTAAGAGTTGATTGCGTTTTTCTCGCAGTCTCCTTAATGCACGGTCATAAGTTTGATCTTGCCAAGTCTTTTCTTGCTGTTCAACCTCTGCAATTTCTGTAGCAGTTAGTGGTACTAATATTCCGTTTACTAATTTATTCATTTTATCCCCAACAACGAATATGAATGGGAAGCAATTGTGCCACTTGCATATTTTAAGCGCATAAAATTTATTCTCGTTAACCCTTTTAGTATATGTCCACCAATTCTCCAAATATATGTGTCTCCATTATGATTTACCCCTTGTGCAAATCCATTACAATTGCACCGCTCAAGCGAAGCATCTTGACTAGCAAAAATTGTGATTTCTACTTGTACACCTTTGTTTGCTCCATTATCAAGACTGTCAACTAATTTTACACCGTCAGCAGCGTCAGTATTAAACTCAAAACCTCCATTGGCGCTAGTACTACCCATTCTTGTATAAATC